TGTTAAAGGCGAATTTAATCTTTACCGGTATCTGTGTTGCGTCATCGGTATCAAAAAGTATGGATAGGATGGTGTCATAGAATTGCTTCTCTATGGTGTTCTCAAGGATTATTCTCTCCGGTCTAATCTCTTGGTTGAGGTATGCGTCTATCTCTTCGATGTTTGCATTGCCGCCAAGCTTTCCTATGTCACCTTCTGCCAACATGAACCCTGGTAGGCCATATGCTGTAATGATTGCCTTGATTAGACCTGTTCTGATTACCTCCAGTCCTCCGATGTCAGAGTTTACCGGTGTGTTAAGTACAGTTACCCCTACATCGTCTGGGCCAGAAGGGCCTGTTACTGCAATGCTTTGACCCTTGGAGTCGTTTGCTTTTAGGAGAAAGTCATTTAATACTGCATCCTCGTTTCCAAATTCCTGTGGTGGTATTGGCACTGAGAAGATTGGTGGTTTATGCCAGGTGTTCTCTGCTGCTCTTTCATAGTCCTGGTTAAGTATAATGTTTAGGGTATTGGCCTCATCTGAAATTCTGGCCACCTTGCTGTCTCCATAATAATCAGAGAACAGTTCGTTGTTGAATCCATGCATGATATATATCATTCTGTTCTTTGGAAGGATGTTATCCCTTGTCGGTGAACGTACACCTATTATGCGAACTCCTTCCAGCTCTGAGGTATTCTCATTAATGACAGGTCTCTCTGTAAACTCTGGTCTGATTAGTCTTATTTGCTCTGGTAGTTTAAATTTTCCATTCTCATCTGTTGATAATGGTGTTAGGGCCAAGACACATCGGCCTTGTTCTAGTGCTGTAAAATATGCATTGAACACGTTGGATGACAAGTCCATATCTATGGCCATCTTGTCTATCTTGTCCTTAATCTGCTCTGGTGTCATTTCCTTGTTCCAGTAGGGAACGAATATCTTAGTGGATGAACCCCATGTATCTAATTGCTCATCGGGGATGTCCTCCTCCTCTCTTGGTACTATGTCGGTTGTGTATCCCTGGCCTGCTGTAAATGTTGAGTGTATTCTGGATGCACGATAAACGTAAGGGTTGTTCATTGCTGAACGGAATGTCTTTCTCTCTGTTGACTTGTATGGGTCTACTGCCGCAAATACTGTTAGGCCCTGGAACTCTTCTGTTGACCCTGACAGTTTCTTCCAGTTGTTGTTTTTGTCTATCTTCCTGTTTGGAGAGAATCCGTCTGTGGCCATGCGTGGTGTGGCCTTGCTGGGTGTAGACTTTTTTGCCATGACTAAATATAGTGTTTAAGACTTATTAAGGTTTACAATTTGAAAGTTTCACATTCGGCCATGGAACATGAACATATGTCACCGTCTGACGTTGTCGTGGTACAGTCTATTAAAAATCGTGCCGTTTTGTCATGGCATTCGCATCCGCATGGGTCTGATGTGACCCCGGCCAGTTGTGCTGCATGTACGTTCTCACACTTGTCACAGGTCATAATATTACTTGTTTAATGAAGATAAAAAGGTTTAGGATACGTCATATCCGCACCTGTCGCAGGAGACCTCATAGTCGTCTTCGCCTCTCTGGTTTACCGAAAACGGTATGTTACAGAACTTGCAGTTAGTCATAGAACTCTTTCTCCGTTACCCTGGTGGATACGTTCTCTACTGTTGGTGATTTTAGCTTGTGTAACCTGTAGGCCTCTTCACTGGAGCTTGCTTTGACAGTAAAGTACTCTACTATTGTGAATGTTCTCTGAGTGTCTGTCATATCAATCCCTCCTCTTTGAGTTGATGCACTGTCCTTTGCCATGAGCCTTGTAGTTTTGATAAAGTTTCTTGGTGTTCTGAAACAAATGCCACCAATTCCTCATCGGTGAGTTTACCTTCTTCTGCAAGGATAACTCCTGTTACTAAATCGAGTTTTGTCATTAGGCATTTCTCCTTTTAAGAATATCTTTGTATTCTTGTATTTCTTGGGCCTGACTCTCACTCAAACGCCATTCTGGGTCTTCTGCTTGGAAAGACAAATAAAGTCCAAGAATGTCTTCGATTGTTGATGTATGTGTTCTAACTTTTGTCATACCAATAATACTCATGTATTATATTTAAACACTACCCTACTTTTACTACGGTGTTATATTCCTTTAAGCTGCTTCTCTATTTCCTGGTCTATCAGTACATCCAGTGGAACTCGTCTGTTGCTCATCTTTGCCACTGTAGGTCTTGGTATACCTGCCAAGCTATATGATGCAACCGAGCATGCATAGCACAAGGCCCAGAATCTATCGTCATGGAATCCTGTTGGGTGTTGATATAAAACGTTACCTGCATCTGATATTTTTCTTTCCTGCTCAAGTATCTCTCTGAACAAATCCTTGTCGTGAACTACTAGCTTCTCCTGGTTGAACAGGCCCTTGACTAATCCTATCATTGCTAATTTATTAGTTTGGGAGGATATTATATCTCTCAGAGGAATTTCTTTAGAGAATAGTTGTTTAGCACCATCGCCTATCCCTAACCTATCATATCCTATTGCCTTCATTCGTTCCAGTTGCTGTATCTTTAGCACATCATCTGCAACCTTATCAAGTGACATATGAGGCCATACCTTTTGACCCACCTGTTCTAACACACCATCTTCAAGCTTGAGTACAACGAGTGCTGTATTATCTACTCTAAGGGCCACATCCAGACCACCGAACTTTACTGCCATTATCCTATCCCTGGTGCTGGTTGACTTTTTGCGTTAATTATTTCTTTAACTGTATCTGTTATGATTTGTTCCTGTAGTGATGAACGCACTGCCTCTAGAACAAATAGTGATTCAAACCTGGTCAGTTTTTGTTCTGTAAATGTATCAAGGATAGTTTTAGTTATACCCACAAGTTTTTGTGCATCATCTGTCATGCCTTTTATATACTGTTATGTTATATATCTCTATCACTGTCAGTTCTATACTGGACATAATCAGGCTGCACTATAATGTTCCTGGCAAATATCTTACCGCACACTTTACACTCAACGTTGTTGTATCGGCCTAGGACTGGTTTATGCTCATGCATGTTGCTCCTCACTGTACACAAACTTCATCAACTCATCTTCTAGTTTATCTGTCTCCTGGGAATATTTGAATATCTTCTCTGTCATCTCACGACAGGCCTTTTCTATTTGGGCCTTTCTAGATATGATATACTCTAGTCGTAACCGTTGCTTCTCACTTAGTTGGTCTATTCTCATACGTTTACTTTGTGAGTAACGAATAAAAGTGTTACTGGGCATCTATGCTTGCTATGTGATTTGCATATGTTGTGAATGTTAATGATAGTTGGCCATGCATCATGTTCTGATACTTTAACAAATCTATAACATATCTGCACAATTCGTTCTTTGATAAATCACCCATGGTTATCTGGCCCTTTTTTGGATGGGTTAGGGGAAAGTCTTTAGCGTTCATTTTTCTCCCATCTCTCCTTGCCGCCTTCCATGTTCCAGTATATTGACCAGTCTGCCGTTGGCCTTTTACTGTGGTTTTCCCTCATCGTAGCTCCTCGTCTTCCTTGTTCTGCTGCTCCTGGAATCGTGTCACTGTCTCCAGGAGGAACTGCGTGGTGTTGTTCTGTTTTACCTTTGAGTCCATCATGGCCAGTATTGTGAGTATCTCGTAAAAGTTAAGGTGGTGCTCGTTTACTACCTTCTCCATTGCCTCATCAAGTAGGTCAAATCCTGTGCTGATTTTATCGTTATCTACAATGTTCATACTATATGATAGTATTCGATTAATTTAAAGTTAACTGCTGCCATATTGATTAAGGGCATTGATTAAATCAACATCAGAACACTCATCTGTACTTAGTGTTATTCCACAATCTTTTATTATACTCTTTGGTACTAAATGACCATGAACCCATTTTTCATCAATGAAACATTTAGCCACATGATATGGTGATGCAATCTCTTTTAGTAATACTGTTGGAATGAATGTAAATTCCTGGCCTGTACAATGAGCCCAGACCTCGGCCTTGGTTATATTAATACCAGATGGTACACCTGCACAATTACACTCTATAAAGAAGTTATCCGTTGTATTTGACCTCTTATCATATTTTACCTCAATTAATTTATCAGTATCTATAATATGAATATCCCAGTATGGATTATATGTTTTAAAGTTATCTACCTCATTGTATACCAATCGTAGTCTATCTGTTAGTTTGTCCTCGGCCCATTCACCTGTTTTGTAATCCTTTTCAAATCTGGCTTTAGTCATTTTCTTGTATCCTCCTCTGGTCTGCATTTAGAACAGAATCTATACCCATCCTTGTGCAGTACCCAGTAGTGTGTGCGGTGAGGTTTCATCAGTATTATTTAGTTAATGGAACTAATAAGGGTATCTCTAATTTAACATAATCATGGCCTTGCATATACAACATGAGAATACATACTCATCACTGGTTGTCATATGCTGGCTGCATTTAATACAGGTCATGCTAAGTTTGATGTTGTTTAGGTATATAAACTAACTAGGGCTCTCAGTCGTAAACTCATGGTCTGTTTTAAGGTGACATGAGTAGCAGTAAATATCCCATTTGCCGCATGCACATTGGTTGTGTGTCTCTGGCCTATTGCAGTTTGGACATCTATTCTTCTCTACAGGGTCTCCTATCATTTCCCTGGTTACTTCCCTGTCCATCTCCGTAAGTGACTCCTTGGCCCATTTCTCATACTCTTCGTCTTCCAATATGATAATGTTAGGAAAATATAGGTTATTAATGTTCGTATCTTTTGTGTACTTTGCACTGGCAAGCACACCAGTTGTCTGTTGTGTATTCACACAGGTCATGCAGGTCTTCCTTGCAGTTGTTGCACAGTGAGAATATGGTGGCCATTATATGCCTTCACCTTTTAAATAGTCTTCCTCACTCTTTATTCCTGCTTTTTTGTTTGCCTGGAATATCTTGTTCATAAATGTCTCAAAGCATTTGTCACAGTGTAGTTCTTTAGGTTGTTTTTTTGTCATGCCATCTATAGGCCAACGTACAATATAAGTGGTATGCAAAAGTGTTATAAGTAAAAAAGAAAAAAAGAGAGTTGTTACTCTACTTCCAGTTGACCAAACTTGCCCTTACTGAGGGATACTTGACCTTTAAACTCGTTTGTGAATCCGTTAAGGACTTTGACTCTGCTGCCTACTTTGATTTTTGCAATGTCATCGGCCCACAGTTGTAGGGCAATTTCACCTGCATCGTCAGTAAGTGTTGCAGTTAGTGTATCTACAGTACCACCTGCTTTGAGGTTGACTGTTCTTACGTCACTGAGTTTTGTTATTTCACCTGCCACGTTAATGCCATTACGCATTTGTGCAGCGGTTGTTGTTGTTATGAATTGTGTCATTAGTATAGTAATGGTGTGCCAGTAATAAAAGGCTATCTATTTTAAAAAGTTGTTATCCGTCATAATCTAAGTCTGGGTCATATCCACCTATTTCGGGTGAAGTACCATCCCATGAACTTCCTGAATCATCATCAAGTTCAGGGTCATATCCACCTATTTCGGGTGTATATTTATTCTTTTTTTTAATTACAGCTACCCTCATCTTGCTGGTCTTTGCCTTTAGTTTTCTGATACGTTCCTTGTGTTCCTTCTCTTTTTCACTGTGGCCTCCAGATAAACTATTAGTCATATACTTTATATATCATCATAGGTATTTATATCTTTGACCGTATACTTGACCTCATCCTCCTTGAATGCAGCACTTAGGGATGTAGTGAACTTGCAGTTGTACTCCTGTTCAAAGTCAATCTTTGCGTTGTTTCTCTCGTTAATTACTGTGTTTTCGTCTAGTAATTGGCCCATGGCCCTGGTGTATGGCTGCTCTAGCTTATGATATTCATTGCCCTCATCAGTAAATAACTCCCAAAAAAAACCCCTTTTTCCGTTAGGAGTGGACTCCATAATGAAGTCCGCATGACCGATATTGGCAACGTTAGGATGTAATGCATTGTATACCTTACTATCGTCTAACAGGTTAATAAATGCACACTCTGACATAAATACACAAATTACGTTCTCTTCACCCCTCACTGACTCGTT